TTGATTTCACTAATATCGTTTTTTAGACCTTCTATTTCATCTCTCTGTTTTTTCCTCTCAGATCTCATTCTAATATACTCATTATATTGATGAGTATCATTATTTACAATAGCACCTGAATCCTCACGAAACAGGTGCTTATGTCCTTCAACTCTCAACATATTATGCAAGGGCGATCACTCTGAGATCCTTAAATCTTGGAGCATATGCCTCATTTGTTCCACTCATAACAATCTTGATTCTGAATCCAGTAAACTGCTCAAGTTCATCCGCAGTGAACTGATATTCGGTGAACTCACCGCTCTTACTTGGATTTACATAAGCATCTGCTCTACCACTGTTCTTAGTTGAGTCAACTACAGTGTCTCCATAACCATCATCATCAGTATCCTTCAGATTATCATATCCTGGGAACAATTCAAATGCTTGTTCAATACCGTTAGAATCAACTCTAAACAGTTGATAAAGAACTCTGAAGTCTGCGGAAGAATGTCTGTAAGATGACAACAGTACTTTCAGAGAAGTTGCTGGTTGCTTCAGAGATACCTTGTTTGAAACATAAATTGCTGTGTGAGGATCACCTTCAACAAGATTTACAGATCCGTCCAGTACATAATTACCGACGGGATTATTAACTCTATTTCTACCGTAGATAACGGTGGAGTTTTGAGTATCAATAACTGGAGACAGATTTGGATCTGAAGAACTCATAGTCAGACCAACTGTGAATGACTTATTCTTAGGAAGATTTGTCAGTCTTGTGGTCTCATTCCTCTCGGAAGCAACGATTCTGGTTGAGAGTAGAGTATTCTGCTCATTAATTTGAACAGATTCATAACCCTGATCAATGAAGGAAGATTCGGATCCACCAGCACTTGTTCCAGAAACTGACCTGATTTGTGCAGAAATTGTAGTATTATCACCAGGTGTGATAACGTTGAACTGTGGAAGAACTGTATTATATTGGATATTTCTGGAAGCGGAAATGTGATTTCCTCCAGAAGAATTCTCATCAGTAAAGCTCAACTGATTATCACCAGATGCTCTATCAGTTCTTGTAATTTGAACGTGATAAGTATCTAAGTCTCTCTTAGATTTGAGAGTAGCGTCTGAAGGCATATTGTGATTGGTGTTGATTCGTGTCAGAGATACACCATTCAACTGATAAGGATAAACCTTGTCACTAATATTATGTGATCTTATGATGCTTCCATCAATACCTCTTGTTGTAATACCAAGAGTTCCTGCACCACCAGATCCTGCGGTGATTCCGTTATAAGAGATAATCTCATTGTTTACCTTCAAGTAACCTCTAGATGTTGTTATACCTTCAAATGTAGTAAAGATTGAAGTATTTGCAACTGAGATAGTTGTATCGTTTATTCCAAGAGCAGCATCTAAAGTAGAAGGAATTGTATTTGGTTCAATATTTGCAAGTGTCAGTACATTATTATCGGCGTGCATACCGTGATTATACTGAGTAACCTCAAGAACTCTTCCATCATACAGAGAACTAATCAGCGTTGAAGAAGTAATATCGGTATTAGCGAAGGAAACCGCAGTTGAACCATTATAAACAACCAAATCCTGACCAGAAGTAAATTCTTCACCCTGAACATTGGTCAGATATAATGTATCTTTTCCACTCAGAGATGTGACAGAGATTTGTGCTCCACTACCCTTGAATACATTGCTAGTCGTAATTCCGAGAATGTCTCCAACAACATATCCAGTTCCAGCAGTAGTTACAGTTGGATTGCCCGATACCTTACCACCAGATACTGTAACAGTAGCAACAGCACCAGTTCCAGAACCAGTAATTGAATATAAAGGAACACTAGCATAAGTTCCATCACTATATCCAGCACCAACTCTTGAAGTAGTTGCTGTATTAAGTCTACCACCTACTTGCTCAATGTATCCATAAATTGCTGTAGAAGAAGTGGAATCACTTACCTTCTTACCAATAGTGAGTGTAGAATCAAGAATAGTGGTTGTTGTAATACCAACTTTTAACTTTCTTGGTAAAGTTCTTACACCATCGGTAATGATCTTAGAAGAATCGTTATCAGTATTAAGTGTTGGATTATAGAAGTATGCAGTTCCTTCGGTAGAAGTGAAGTTTGCTTTATAGAGTTTGAACTTAAGATCTTCAAACTGGTTAGCAGTCCAAATCGTACCGTTTTGTGACTTGAACAGACTTCCGCCAATATACTGCTTGGTTACAATTACACTTTCAGCGTCTGGAAGTGTGGTTGTATTTACAGTCTTCTCACCCATTCTGGCAATCCAAGTCTCATAATTATCTGAGGAAGGTGCCAGAATAACGATTGCATATTCTACTTCTGGTTGTAAGTAGATTGGTGAGGGGAATGTTACTCTTGTAGCAACAGAACCATCTGTTGAGGTATTAACCTGAGAAGGATCTAAAGTTACACGAGCATAATCTTCTACCAACTGGTCGGTAGGAGTTCCAAGTTCTACAGTTCTAATTTCTACCGTAACCTTCTCATTCTCATCCTTATTTGCAAAATACAAATCAAGAGAAGTGAGGAATGCACCAGTTTCATCGACAGTAAATGTCTGTGCAAGCGGATCCTTTCCGCCCCCGCGAGCAGGTGCTGGTGGCGGTGGTGGTGGGGGAGGTCTTCTTACTATGACTCTAGTCTGTCTATAGGTATCAACGATTCCACTTGTATTGTAAGTGGTTTCGCCACTGCTAATCAGGAGACTTCCTGGCAGAGGTTCTGCATTCGTGGAACTAGAAGTCAACTTGAAGGTCTTAGATCCAGTTCTGAATCTTAGAGGTGGCAGTGGTGATGCTAGAGGATCCCTGAAGAAGATTGATCCACCAACGTCTCCAAATGTATCAGTAATTACTCTGATATTTGATACTGATGCTTGAGCACCACTTGTTTCGCCAAGAAGAACCATACCAGTTGTAATATATCCATTATACTTTCCAAGAACTTCTTCGGAAAGTGCGTTTACATCAATATTCAGTACTGTTGACGATGCTGAATAACTATCAGGTAAGGTTAGATTCTTATTATATGGATTGAGAGTGATCTTTGTTGCTGGACTATTGTATGCTCCAGTCTTATGATTTGGTTGAGCAACTCTTGCGGTGAATAGATTGTTTGAACCAATATAGCCCTTTACAACTTCACCAATCTGGAATACACCAGATGTCATTGTAACCTCAATCAGTTTTGGAACAATATCAATACCACTAGTTCCATCAAAGAATGGATAGTATCTTGTAAGTGGCTTCAGACCACCAGCAATAAATCCTACGTTTCTTGAACGGATATGTGTATCAGGTACGCTAGAAATCTTGACGGTCTCAATATAAGAACCATCAAAATCTCCGGTGATTGTTCTCTCCCCACCACTAACATAGATATTTCTGACCCAGTTATCGGAGGCAGGTGACAGTTGAATTCTACCAGTAAATTCAACCATATTGAATGGGTTAACATTCTCTACTCTTGAAGCAAGAGGTTGTTCAATCCATCCCTTCTGCTCATACTTTAAGGTGATCAAATCTCCAGTCTTCTGAACATTTGAATCTAAAAGATTGAGATTTGAAGTCAAATCTGCGGTATCTACATTAAGTGAAGGATCAAGTGCTAATTCTGGTTTGACCGAATAGAAGTCAATTGGAGTTGTCAGCTCTCCATTTTGTGAGTCAACGTTGACCTTTGAAAGATCTTTATCAAGTCTTCCAACATCTTTGAAGTCATCTACAAAGAATCCAGACTTGAATCTATCAAATCCATCAATATCTCTAACTTGGAAGGTCTTCGTATCAAGTTCTAAAAGTGAGAGTGAAGTTAAAGTCTCAAGATTGGTAACTCTATCATCAAGTTTACCAATATCTCTCATCGTATATCTTCTATTATCAACAAGAGTGATCTTAACATCATCTGTATTGTACAGATATGCTGGATACTCAAGAGTTGCGATTTCCATCGCTTCTTCAATATTGACAGGTGGTTTTGGATTAATACCCGAAACACCTTTGATAACACTAAACTTACCTAATTTGTCAAGGAAAACCTTATCAATTCTTGGTAGATAGAAGTCGTAACCAATCAAAGAACTCTCTTGGGGAGTAACAACCAATGTTGGGTTAGTTCCGGAAGTTCCAAATGTTCTACTTGCAAATGCAAATGGTGAACTTGTAGTTGATGTAAAGGGAGCAACTCTTGGTCTAAAGTCAAGAGTATCTGTTGCTCTTATACCACTTGGCAAAATTGGAATATCGTGAGCAAATCTCTCTTCGTCGTAAGAGTTTACGGTATAAACGTCTCCAGTATCATTTGAAGGTACTGTATAATAATCAAAGATTACTAACAGACGATTGGTTGGAATATACCAATCATTCTTTCTAACCAACTTAGAATAATCGTAGTATTGTTCCTTCTGCCCTTTATCTAAGTAATACTTATCAGTTACATCTTGATAATCACCAAGATTTATTACTTGGACAGTGGTGCTGATGTTTGACTCTTCAAAATCAACAACCTCACCAACAGTGAATCTGTTTGAATTGAGATAAACAACTTCAACCTTTGTGGCAGAAGACCTTGTTACGATCTGAGCGATAGCATTACCATCTCTACCAACAATTCTTTCTCCAAGAATAGAATTGCTATCTAATCCAAGACCACTTGGGAACTCAAGAGAGTCTAAAGTGGGGGCAGTAGAATCATAAGATTCGTATACTGCAATTACTTTTACTACATCTGGGACATTCAGAGAGATCTCTTTGTCCTCAACCCTCATACCATAGAATTGACTGGTTGAAAGACTAGTAATACTGGTTGATACACCACTAACAGTCTTATTTACATTAACTTTACTACTTCTGGTGTACTCTTTCTTCTTATTTCTAATATTATTCTTTTTGAGTGTAGAATTTACTGTTACGTTATTTGATTGAGAAACAGTAAGACCCTCAATAGTAACAGATGTTCCACCAGAATTTAGAGTGACTTGATCTGATGACAGATCCTCAACAGATCCGTCAGAATAGAAAACACTATATCTTTCAGCATCAAAGGTCTCAAAGAATGCACTTGTGATTCCTACCGAAGAGATAGGAATATTCATTCTGCCGTCAGAATCTGTTGATTCTTCTACAATCTGCTTCGTTACAATAAGATTGGAATCTGAAAGACTTACAGATGCAACATCACTGGAATCAATTTTGGCATAAAGACCACCGTTATCACTTACTAAAGGAACACCAAGTGAGAAGGTAACATTTTGAGTTGATCCTGGCAGAGCACCAGAGCAAACTTCATCTGTGGAATCTACTGCAACGACAGTCATTGAAGATCCATCAGATGCTACAGCAGATACTCTATTATATGTTTCTGAAGATACTCCAGCAATCTGATATCTGATAATTGTATCTGTTTTAATACCGCTAAAGAATTTACCTGGAGATGTTACTGCACCACCTGTAGTAATTCTGATGGTGTCGGAAATACCAAAGTTCTTAGGTAAAATCTTTTGGAGAACTGTATCTGCAACAAAGTCAACCTTTAGATCCCCACCACTTACTGAGGTGGAATCTTGGAATACTGATTTTACATCCTGAATACCATAAGTTTTCAAGGAACTAATAGATCTAGAAACCTCTGTAGTTTCGTTAATCAGAAGTTGTTCACCTTCAATAAATGTTCCTGACGTTTGAGTGAGGGTAATAGTAGTTCCAGAAGCAGCAGTAGTTACATATCCAGATGCTCCACTACTTACACCTCTAATATATGAAGATGCTGGGCAATTTGAAGAGCTCAAAGACTCGTTGAGAGTCAGCATTGTGTAAGTCTGAACATCAAACAGATACAAATCCCACTCAGTAGAAGGATCTGTATATGAAGCGTCAGTTACACTAAATGAATAAACTCTTGCCTCACCAATTTTAACGCCAGTTCCTGCACTCAAAGAAGTCTTTCTTTGACTGTAGAGTTCAACAGTATTAGTATTATTGTTTACTCCGATGAGAGGTGTACCAGATACATTGTTGACTCTCATCAGAGTTCCAAACTCAAATGGAACTAATGATTGTGCCACAGAGTCTTTATCTCTTGGTTTCTCTACATCAAGAATAGTTGTTGATGAAGTCTCAATATCATAACCTCTAACATATGCTTTACCTGGAGATACCTTTACGGAAACCAGATTGTTGGAAGGAGTATTACCTTCATCAGTTTTTTGATCTGAGGAGAATACACCCTCATTAGAAAGATTATTATTAAGGGATTCTTTTACTTCAAGTTTAAATTTACCTACAGAATAATCTCCAGACTCTTCATAGGTTCTCTTAGCAAAATAATCTCTGATTAAGTTATATTCAGATTTATTTTGTAATTTTTTGATTTCTCCATTATCAACTCTAAGAAGTTCTACAAAAGACTTATCATTGAAGTCGGTAAGACTCTTCTTAGAAAGTTTTGTTGAGATCTTCAGTCTATCAGCACCAGGTGCTGCATAGTTTGAGAATCCTTTTGCATTATCATACAAGGAGTCGTCATCTTTTGCAGAAACAAGAGTTTCCGAAATTGTGAGACCAACTCTATATGAAGGGGAAGCATTATAAGCGTCTAATACTAACTTATCTGCTGCTACATCTACAAATGTTCCTCTGATGAAATAAACACCATTTCCTATTGAAGCGGATGTTCCTCTTGAGCAAGAATCCTGAGATATCAGAGACGCTACACTATCTCCGGCGCCTATCTCAGTATTGCCATAAACAAAAGATTCTTCAGTAAGAAGAACCTCACCATCCTGGAAGTATGATACTTCATTGTCTGTTCCAGAACTTAAATATTTTACAAATAGAGTCAAATGGGTAATACCATCAGTCTCAGATACTGTCAGATACTTATCTACGACAGCGACAATATCAGACTCTTGACCCCTAACTCTCTTACCTATAAGTTTATCAGCATAAACTGTAACATCAATGCCAAGATGTTCTGCGTTTAATTTTACTGAATAATATTCAGCATCATAACTGATATTGCCAGGGATCACCATTGATCCCTCTTTGAACATATGACTTCCAAACGACTCTATCTGGTTTTGTAAGATAGATTGGAGAGTTGTTAACTCCCTAGCTTGGATAGGAAATCCTGGTTTGAATAAGACCCTATAAAAATTATCGTCCTTATCAAAATCGTCGAAATAGGGACTTATATTGAGATTCGTTTTTTGTGGCATTTTTTAAAATTCCAGGATAATTTTAACGTCTTCTTTTTGTCTAGAATTTCTTGTAATCAGTGGACGGTTATCAAGATAGATTATATCTCCCGACCCTTTATTTATCTCAGCAGAGGCAATTCCGTTTGTGAATTGTGTTCCGAGAGAAATAATCTTATTTCCAGTTGGATTTGTAGTAATACCAGTAAATCCAGTTTCAATTGAACCAGTAAATCCACCAACAGTAGTTACTGCATTACCACTTGATTCAAAATCAAGAACCTTTGATATCGTGGATACACCGACATAATCAGTAGAGTCAAAGGTTGTCTGATTCAGGAATAAAGATCTATCTTGGAAGTATTTAAGAACCTTTGTCTCAGAATCATATGAAGCAACAAATCCTTTTGCTGTTCCATCAGTTACAGTTTGATTGATTCTATCACCAATGCTTACTGTTCCCGTAACTGAAGAGAACTTAATTGCACCAAGAGATGAGTATTGATTCTCGGTGAATATTGAAGTGGATCCAATCGCGGTTGGATTCTTAACTATCCCAATCTGAGAAAAACTTGTGTCAATTGGGAAGTCTCTTGTAGAATCGTCAAATCTTGCATAAACTAAGACCTTATCAGCACCAAGTTCCCTATAAATGTCATATCCATGACCCTTTGCTGGTGGGATTATGGGAATTAGTTTTGCTTTTGTTGAAGCATTTGCATTGATTGATCCAAGATCGACAATACCGTAAGTATACCCTTTACCGCCAGCAGAAATAACAGTATCGGTTATTTTTCCAGAACTATCAACTTCAACAACAACCTTTGCTCCACTTCCGTCACCGATGATATTTAATTCATGAGATCCTTGTGAGTATCCTGCACCTTGAGCGTCAATATATACTTTCTTTATTTGATTATCATTATTATCTGAGTTAGCGTTATCTCTTACCGATTCAATTTGGGTATTTGTAGTAGTGCTCCAATTATTTGGTAAGGAGATATACTCAGTGGAATCAAATTTGATAATATCACTTGGAGAAACACTGAACAAATATTTCCATACATATCCATCTCCACTTTCACCTGCTTTTGTTGGTTCCAAATCGGTAAACGTGGGTTCATCTAAAGATGCATTTCCCGTTGTATTGATCCCTGAAGAACCATTATCAATGCAAATATAGACTTTATATTCACTATTGATTACATAGTAGTTTGAATCATAAAGTCTTGAAGACTTTGTGATTGGGGATAAATTAGAGATGCTGTAATCATGACGATACATCTCATATTTTGTTCCCGTCGCCCAATCAATTCTTCTGACCAATCTTCTTGCATTGGCAGAAGTGACTTTTTTACCATACAAAGAAGCATCACCAACAAAACTCATATAATCTGAATTATCTGTTGGTGATGGGGTGTCAGTATCCCAGTCAGATTCTCTACCATATCCAGACGCTGCTGGATTTGCCAATCCAACAAAGACATAATATGAGTTTGAATCATTACTAACTGAGTCTATAAAGTTACCAGCATTTAATATTCTAAACTGATCTGTTACAATTGCCGCCATCGTAATAGCTTTTTTCTATATTTATAACTATCCCAGATCCTTTCTCAAACTGCCAGTATCTCTTAAACCATACCCTCTTCTTTGAATTGTTGGG